GGGATCCTGATAGCCCCACCACTTGTTCTGCAACGGACCAAGTCGGGCGATGCCGAAGTGACTCGTGGCAGGACCGTAGCTCGAGGGCACGACGGTTCCATCGAAGGGACCAGTCGGTGACTCAGGACTCGAGACCCATGGGGGACGGTAGTCGAGGTGCGTCTGAAGCTGGACGAGCCGCGCCGCGATCTCAGGCGAGGTGACATACCAGTTGGCCGGCGCACGACGGCTCTGCTTGTGGATCTGGAACGACACGTTCCCCATCCGCGTGAGAATCGAGCGGATGTGGTCGATCTCAGAGATGCCAGCGGGCACAGTGAAATCGAAGGTATTGGTGATGCCTGCCGACGCCACGAAGAGGTCGTTCAGGATGTCACGGTCCAACTCGAGACCGATCTCCTGGGAGATACCGCTCACGAGTTCGGTCTCAGCGTCCACACCATGGAAAGCACGGAGGTCATCCGACGCTTCGCTCGACCAGCGAGCTTTGAGCTTGCGAGTCGTCGCCTTGATGGGCTCGAGGCCGATGTCGATGAAGACGTCGGGGACGAGTTTGTTGGCTTCGGAGTCGTAGAAGTAACGGCCCTGAATGACGTTGCCAGCAGCGGCGACATTCTGGAACTTGAAGCCGGTGACTTGCCCAGTCTCGTAGTTCAGCGCACCAGCGGTGTTGGCACCGGCCGGGGTGAAGGTGAAACCACCCGAGCCATCGTCGGTCGCGGTCTGCACCACGGCGCCCGTTGCATCGATCTCTTCGATGATGCACTCGAGGCTAACGTCAGCGTCGAGGGGTCGCACAGGGGCGTACTGCAAGATGACCGCAAGCGGTGTACCCGCCGCGCCACCATAGGCAGCACCATCACCGAGAGCGAGTTGCTCACCGTTGATGTATTCCGAGGAATAGTCACGGTCGAAGTTTTGAAGCAGATTCGATCCGGCGACCGTCTGCCCCTTGTTCCGTCCGTGCTTGTACTCGAAATAGAACACCGCCCCGATGGGACTGCTCATCGGTTGCACGGAGACGAGTTCCTGCGCGATGAGGTTCGGGAAGACGCGCCTCAACACGGGGAAGATGTACTTGGTGTACTCGCCCGCGTTGACACTGAGCGTGTCTTCTGTGAGGTTCCGTGAACACTCCTGCCACTGGTTCTCGAACAGAACAGACATGACGCGCTTGGTATAGGGGTCTTCGACACCCTCCAAGAAGCGTCCCCACTTGGACACCAGTTGTGCAGTGAAGCTCTCGTCACGGATGCTCTGCGAGCCAGCCTCGTTCAGCATTCTTCTAGCTTCCATCCTAATCCCTCCTGGCTCGGCTATTGTCGAGTTGTTCCCGCGAGCCGGTCGAACTCACCCTCCCCGAGACCCATACTCTCGAGAAGGTCATCTTTCCCTTTGCCGTTCCCATTACCATTTCCGTTGCCACCGTGCTCGGGGCTTCGACCATGGGTATCTTCTTCGATGCTACGCTCTTTGCCTTGCGAAATCCGTCGTCGGATGCGCTCAGCCTGATCCTCGTCAAGCGAGGGTGCCCCGCCGCCAAACGCATCGTCAGTAGCCTCAGTCAAACTCTCCACGATGGAGTCGACCTCGGTGATGTTCTCAGCGTTCTCGGCCAGCTTACGAAGCTGCTCACCTTGCGGGTGACCCAAGGCGATGCCCTCAGCGTAGGCTTGCGCCGTCGCCTTCTGAGCAGCGTCCAGAGCTCGCCGTGTGCGGTCATTGGCTTGCTCGACCTCTGTCGCCGCTGCTTCGGCCTCTGCCTTCATCTCAGACTGTGCGTGCTCGAGTGCTCCGATCCGCTGCTCGAACTCAGAGCGCTCATCCTCTTCGACGGGCTCATACTCAGGCTTCGCAGAGTCGAGCTCATTGCAGACCGCCTCGAAGCGGGCATCCACGGTTTCGCGTGATTCGAATTGCTTGAGGTCACCGATGAGGTTGACGACGGCATTGCGTCGCTCGTCGCTCTCTCCCCGGAGCTTCCGCTCGAGGTGGAGTGCCAAAGCACCTTCAAGAGCGAGAGACCGCATCTCGTTCGCCTCAATCTTCGAAGCCTGCACCTCGAGCTCGCGCTCTGCCAGTTTGGCCTCGAGTTCCTCGATGCTCCCTTCACGATCAGCAATGGTCTCTCGCTGATCAATCGGGCCACCAAAGGGAGCGACGAGGGCAGCGATGTTCTCGATGAGCCCGAGAGCACCAGCCACTTGCGGGTCACTTGCCGCTTCAGAGCGGGCTTGCTCGATGGCTTGCTCCTGCACACGCTCGACGTGCTTCAGGATGTCACCAGAGAACTTCTCACGAAGACGCCGCTCGACGCGCCGCTCAGTCTCAGCCACGGCCTCTGTAACGGCGACCGTCTTGTCGTCCTCCGACAGAAGCGACCCCTCCACCTCGTCAGCGATCATCTCGACGAGTTCGGGATATTGCTCTCTGAGCACCTCGATAGTCATCTTCATGGTGCCGTCCTCCAATGACTGAACGACCTGCTTCTCCTCTGTGTAGACGTTCGGATAAGCGGTCTCGTCTGCGGGCTGAAAGACGAAGTCATAGGTGTCGAGGCGAAAGTCCTCAGCGACCTCTTCAACTCCATCTGGCCTGGTGTTCGTTGATCCGTACCCACGGCTTGAGACACCAACCGCGACGCCTGCTGCCGCCAGTGCGGAGAGAATGCGACCGTTCGGGGTGTCGAGAGGATGTGCCTCACCGAGCACCTTGTGGTTCTCAGTGTGTAGGTCAGTGATGATATGAGAAACCCGCTGCAAGCGCGTGCGCCCATCTGCGGGATGATCAAGCTCCCCAAGCACCTTGCGCTCAGAGATAGGTTTCAGGAGTCGGCCGAGTTCACGCTCCATTAGCTTCGGGCTATAGAAGCGACCATTGGCCGTCGCCTTGTCAGTGCGCCCAAACTCGCCAGCGAAGCGAATCTTACCGCTCCCGTCTTTCGACTCGGAGAGGTTGAGCACCAGTGGTTGGGTGTCGATGAGAAGCTGTGCCATTGCCCTACCCTACCAGACCCGTGATTTCGACGTTTTCGCCCGAAGGGGCGTCCGGTCGATCAGACTCCTCGAAGGCTTCGGTCGCTTCCTTTTGGAAACAATCTTGCGCTCGCCGGGCTTCTCGAAGCCGATCATGCCACGTCTTGTCTCAAAACCCAAGAGCTCTCGCCGCCCCGACTTGTAGGCCGTTCTGCGCTTTCGCGCCTTCTCGATGAGTTCTCTGACTGGAATCCACACCGTTACCGCTACTCTTCGACGCCTTCGCCGCGGCCACTTGCCGCCATCTTGGCGAACTTCTCTTTGCCGTACTTCTTACGACCGATCCACGCCGCGAGGGCATCCGGGTCCTTGGCACCCTTGCTGGCAAGGTCACCTGAGAGCCGCGCGAAACGACTCTCGTCGGCCTCTGTGATGGTGTCGTCGTCGTCGATGTCGTTCTCAGCAAGGAAGCCATCCACGACTTCGACAGCCTCGATGACTTCCATCGCCATCGGTGCGCCGAGCTCGTGGTGAGCCTTCATGACATGGGCTGTTGCAATGAACAGAGACTCGAGCCGCTGCTCCGTCTCCTCGTCGATGAACTCCGTGCCTCGGAGTTCTTCAGAGAGGTCTGCGGCACCATCGGAGAGGTCGAACATTGCGGCGGCCGAGTCGATGTCGACCTCCTCGAAACACTCGCCGATATACATGAGCAAGAGACCAGCCTTGATCGCCGACTCCTCGTAGGGAGTCACTGGTATCTCTTCGATGCTCTCGTAGTTCTCAGGTTCAGCGGCGGCCTCTGAGAACCGCGACTCAGCCACGGAGAGCTCTTCACGAAGATTCGAGAGGGCATCCATGCTGGATTTCTGCGAAATGCGCTTCTTCCCACCACCGCGAGCCTTCTTCAGACCAGCCTCGCCGCCGAAGCGCTTGCGTAGCCTCTTTCGGACCTTGGCGATCTTCCGCTTGAATCGCTTGTAATACTGCTTGGCGTACTTCTTCGACTTGGACCGCACCTTGCGATAGGTCCGCTTCGCCTGCATCTTCTCGCCGGCAGTCTTGATCATCTTGCGAACGATCTTGAACGCCTCTTGCAACTCCTCTTCGGAGATAACGATGCCCTCTGGAATCTCCTTGCCCTCGAGCGCCGCCGCGACAACTTGCTCGACGGGGCTCTGACCGCCGTCTTCGTCGATGTCGTTTGAGGGTTGGTCGATGTCAACGTCAACATCAGTGTCGACGTCGAAGTCTTCTCGTAGGGCTCGACCCACGTCATGAATCGATCGATCAACACTGTCGCCCTCTTTGAAGCCGCTGGCATCGGGGGGCAACGAACCCTGCACAAGCATCCCGAAGCTGCGCTCCATGGCGCCGATGGTTCGATCAGGGTTGAGCCCGACCGTTTTCATTTCCTCTTCGAGAGATCGAATTTTTCTTGGGTCTCGGTTCGGGAACATGCCTGACCTCCCTACGCTGCTGCCTCGGGTGCCGTGAACTTGGTGCTGAACTTCTCAGCGAACGCCGCTGCTAGTCCAGCGTCACCCATAAGCTCGGCCACTCCGTCATGGATGCGAGCGAGCGACTTGAGATCCCCGTTCCCGACAACTGCGATGGCGTTCTCCACGACGCCGATCATAGCATCGAAGTCCTCACCGAGTTGCCTCGAGAACTCGATGAAATGAGAAGCCGCCATCCCGTCAACATCTCGCAAGGTGTAACCCTCGTCAATGGTGCGAGCCAAGGCGATGCTCGCGTCGAGATCCTCGAGTGTCCCACGGAGGCGTCTCAGCCCCTCTCCGACCACCTTGCGGTAGCGCGTGGAATCAGCCTCGTTGAGATCGTTCGTCGCGAGCATGGTCTCGAATTTCGGCTCAGGCATGTCACGGTTCGAAGCGGCACCAACGAAGTTCCTCATGGTCGCAGCGTTGTCGTCGACAGCACGCATCCACGCGCTATCAGCGATGCCAAGCTCCGTGAAGTCGTCCTCGACGCCCTCAGCAGTGATGCGTACTCCACTGGCTACGAGATTGAAGAGGTCTCCGAAGCTCTCCTCAGCACGCTCATCGTCGCCATCAAAGACAGCACCCACGATGTCGTCAGCGAGACCGCGAGCCTCTGAGCCAAGGTGTTTGGCCTCTTTCACAGGCACGTCGATACGCTCGACCTTGCCGAGTTCGATGTCGCCGTTTTTAATGACCGAATACTCAGCCCTGAAGAACTCAGCCGCCTCATTCACCACCACGACATGGCCCGAGTAGGTCCACGAATGAACCCCCTCACCATCATCAGCGTTGAATAAGCTGAGGTTTTCGGCGACGGCCTGCTCCACCCGTTCGATCAGCGTCTCGAAGCTACCTTCGGTCAACCGATCAACAACAATGGTGTCCACGAGTTTCTCGTTGTGCTTCATTTTATGCGCCCGAAGTGTACGAGTTTGCCCTTTGGCAAACCCTACGGCTATCACGGCAGTAGTGTCAAGTCACCGTGTTCACAGGGGAGCCGCCGGCGACGACCCCGTTTGCATGGTATGACGCACCTCTCGAAGCAGACTGTTGAGACGTCCGAGACGCCTCCCGACACTAGGATTCTGTCGTAGCACTCGGTCGAGTTTGCCCTCGAGTTTCTTGCTCGACGACCTAATCTGCCCCTCGAATTCTCGGCGCCAGTCGCCCTTCTCAACCGCCGTCACCAGCCCACTGATACGACGGTCGAGCCTCTCTCCTTCAGAAAGGGCAACTGAATTGCCCTTCTCGTCAACCACACCTTCGCCCATGCGCATCTTCTCGACCTTGGCGTCGAGTTTCCCTCGGGAGAGGGTTTCTTCATCACGAGCCTTCATGAGCTCGCTCGCCTCGCCCTCGCTGAAATTGTAGATGTGCTCGAGAACCCATTGACTCCCGACATCCTCTTTCATCCGCGAGGCAAGGTCGGCCTTCGCGCTCATGACCTCCATGCGAGCGAGCTCGAGAATCTGCGATGGCACGTTCATTCGAATATCGTAGTCGATGCGATCTGGTTGCTTGCCCCTGGCAATGAGGTGGACACGAGCCGCCTGACGGAAGCCGCTACGCAGCACCCGCTGAATCCTCATCACCGTGCGAGCGAAGCGAATATCCTCACCCGAAAGCGCCGTGCGCGTCGGTTCCCCACCGTAGCCCATGTATGTCTTTGGAATCTTCAGCGCGGAGACGAGTTTGTCACGATGGTACTCGAGGGTTTCGACCTCAGAATAATCCGGCCCCTGGAGCACGTCGATCTCAGTGGAGCGCTTGCCGTCACGAACGGGGACGAAGAAATCCTCATCCATCGCCAACGGGTTGTAACGCATGTCGAGGTCGCCAGTGTTCGCGTCAACGAACTTCTTTCGGGTGAACGAATTTTTGACACGGTTGACGTAGGCGAGCCCACGCTCCATGTCCATCTGGCCCACGTCGATATAGAAGGCATACCGGCTCGGTGCCCGCTCGAGTTTGTAGATGAGAATCGCATCCTCGAGTAGCGATAGCCGTTTCCAAATCCACCGCGCCGGCTCTGTGATGGCGTGACCGTAGATACTCCGCAGGTGCTTGCCCCTGAGCCTCCAGTGAACCACTTCCCACTCTTCGAATACCGAAAGCACCCCTGGTGGACGCGCCGACCCTTCCGACTGATTTCGCTGGGCCGCGAGTTGGTAGAAGTTCTCAATCGAGATATTGAACCGCCCGTTGACGTCCTGGATGAAACCGAGAAGGTTCCCGCGAGGATCCTCGACTCGACGACAGGTCGGAGGCGGAAGGAAGTTGATACCAACGAGCCCGTCGTCAGCGAGCAAAAGCTCCCCGTAGACGTTTCCATACTTACAGAGGGTTCGACTCACACCCCACACGTCGTTCTCGATGCCGAGACGCTTGTGGAGCATATTGTTGAGCTCCTGCTCAATGGAGCGATCCTTGGAAACCGCCCAAATGGCTTGCTCACGGTCGAGTTCTGGCGACGTGGAGTCGTCGGCGTAGATGTCCAGCGCCGTGCCGATCTCCGGGTAATCGTCCATCTCCTCATAGTCGCCATACCGCTGTTGAAGGTCCTGATCGATATGGAGGTGTGCAGCAAGTGTGTCGTAGCCAGATTGGTTGATGAGGTTGTAGGAGAGACCAGCCTTCGACGTCATGGGTATCCCACCACGACGTAACTCGACAGCCTGTTGCTCTGGTGCTCTGGCGAAGAACTTGCGAACTCCTCCAACAACCTTCTGACTGAACCCCTCGACAATTCGACGCGCCATTTATCCCCTCACGAACGGCATGGATTGACCACCCGTGCCTCTATTCTGCCTTGGAGCCGCACGATTCGTCTGAGGTGCCTCGGGCTTGACCATCTGAAGACCATCTGTGACCCATGAGTGATCGTTGCTTTCTTCTGCCGTTGGTGCAGGTGCCGAAGTCGTCATTGGGATCGGGCGACCAGGCTCTCTCTGAGTCAAAGAGTACACCACCCCCGCGAGGCAGTCAGCAATGTCCTTGGTTCCTACGCTGCCATCCTTGCCGATTCGTGGGTGATCAATCTTGTAACCCTTCGCACGAGGCTTTGGCACCTTCATGAGTTGCTGGAGCTCGACCACAATCCACGAGTTCCCTTGAAGCCGGATGCGCCCCTCATACAACGCCGTCTTGACGAGGTCATAGGGGATGACCGTCTTGTCGATTGACTGCACCTCAGCATTGATGCCCCGGCCCCTGAACTGCTGCAACGTGTCAGCGCTCTGATAGGAGTCACACGAGGCGAACGTCACCGAAAAGCCATGCTCCATGAATTGGTAGACGATCCATCTAAGATTCGAGAGCACGATCTCGTCACCAGGGGTCGGCGACACCTTCAAAATCAGATCGGTCTCAACAACCGGAGCGACCTCGCTGTACTCCTCGCCGGCCTTGTCACGCCGGACAACCTCTGTCCACCCCGCGATATGAGCAATGACGATGCCCGCTGAGTCGCCCGTGAGCGATGGGTCGATATGAGCATGACGCGGTGCTTCTGGGTGACGTAGCGGGCGCCATGCCGTCTCTGTGTAGCCACCTGGGAGACGCCGCTCATAGGGTCTCGCGACTCGTTCCCAAACGAACTCGAGGTCGTTACCCTGTACCCACTCCTCCTCGACACACGGCTGAGGCAACGACTCAACGACAGCCTCTTGAATCTTCTCGATACGGTGGATGAATGGAGAGATCGTTTCCGTCGCGAGCCCCGCGATATCACGCAGTGAGCCTTCAAGGTCCCGCTCGAAGTCTTGGCGGTAATCGTCTGGAACGTCGATGACGCGGAGACCCTGGTCGAGATACCAAGCCTCGTCGGTGTCGGTAGGGTCCAATTTTGAACGGTAGCGGTCATTGCCGACAGCGATGCGAAAGGTCTTGCCCGAAAAGTCGATCTTTGGCTTGACGTCCCACGTCGCATATTCACGGATGAAAACGAGGGGGTCATCCGCCTCACGGGCTTCTTCGATTTTCTTCTCGATGAAAGCGACAGGGCGCTCCTTGGAGCTCACGAGAAACATGAGTCCCGGCAACCGACCGATCTTCTGAAAACGCGATTTCATCCGCCTGGTGATCGCCTTGGTGATGATCTCAGACTTGTCGACAGCCACGAGACGCCCGTTGTGGTCCAGCTTCTTATCGCTGCCCATGAAAGCCATCTCGTCGATGAAACCAGCGAAGACATTGGTTCCGATGGTGGCACTCGCCGTCGAGCCCGCAATCACCGTCATCCGCTTCGATGGGAAACGAATCTCATACATGGTCTGAGCGATCTTGAATGGGCACGCCTCGCCGAAATATGGCGAAAGTTGGAGCTTCGAACCGACCTCAGTCAAGGGTACACGCTTCGCCGCCTCGCGCGTCGCCGAGAGGAGCGCCACAGCCAAGCCAGTACCAGGGGCGAGACCATAGACCTCCTGCGGATTCGCGAGACAACTCATCTGATAGATCACGTAGCAGATACCGCACGTCGCAAAGAAGCTCTTGCCCCACCCGAGCGAACCGCTGAGGATCGCCTCGGTGTAACCCCCCTCGAAAAGCTCTACAAAATCCTTCTTGAGCTCAGGCCACATATTGTTCCCCACGGCACCGAGATAGTAGTCGTCGGTGAGGAACTGCAAAGGGCTAACGGGTTCACGCTCGTAGTGAATATCGAAGAGCTTGTCATGGGTGTTGTTGTCGTCGATGTCCTCGAGCAACGAGAAGAGTGCCGCACGTTCAGCCCCGCTCATCGAGGTGAGTTGATGACGAAACTCCTCTCGACGCTCCCGCTCTGTTCGTACTGACCTTGGACGCCCGTCTTGCTCGACGATCATCCGATTTCCGTTGCCTCACCGTCGATGATCGTCGATGGCAAAGACGGGTCGCCCGAAATGGTTCGCAAGGCATTGAGTATCTTGTGCCGCGACTGCGGGTCTTTCAGCGTCTCAATCACATCAGCCCCAAGTTTCGACTTCAGCCCCTTCAGCGTGAGCGAAAGGTTGAGCTCAGTACCATGCCCTCGACCATCACCCGTGAGACCAAGTTTGTCTTGAATATTGGCGTGCGCCACCAGGAGCTTGCGTGCGATGTCGAACTCTCTGCCGAGGTCCTCGAGCGGAATGCCGAGATTCTGCTCAATCAGCATCATCCGCGAAATGCGATCTCGCTGTGAGAGGTAGATCGACTCGATCTCAAGAAGTGAATTGAACCCCCCCACGTATTTTTCATACATCACTCGTGAGAGCGTGCTCGGTGTACGCGGGAAATCGCCCTGAATCCTGTTTGCTCCATCGACGTGTTGCGCCGGGGCCGTCGAAGCGGGGTGTACGTTGGCAACGTGCAGTAGGTCAGCGAGATCGCCCTCGGCCTCTCCCTCGACCTTCTTACGCTTGAGCTCTAGTTGCTCGTGCCGCGCCTTCAGAGTCTTGACCAGCGTCCGGAATGCCACATCCTTCAGCTTCATCATGGTCTGCTGGATGTAACGAGCCGTGTTGCTCGTAGAAGTGCCCTCGAGCAAGAGCTCGTCGACCTCATCGACGAACTCAAGCAATTCGACTCGTTCCGCTACTGTTGGGGTTGCTTTCTTCTTTGGCACTGCCCGTTCATTATTGACAAAGGGCAGTTGTCAGTCAAGGACGGGACTAGAACTGCTCGACGTACTCGTCGCCGTGCCAAGGCAGCATCGACTCGAGAGAAACCTCGCCGCCATCAGCCTCGCCAAGAATACCCTCGGGCCACTCCGTATCATCGTTCTCGACCACCGAAGAACCCTCGATGTCGCCAGCGATGACATTCGCTTCACCCTCGTCGAGAGCAAAAATGGGTGCCTCGCCGGGCACCTCTACCTTGTGAGTGTAACTCGTGACGTCTGCCATATCGATCATGTCGGTATGCTCCTGAGTGACTCTCGCCGCCCCACTCGACTTGAACTCAGCGGAGTAGCGGATCACCTGCTCGCTTTTGATGTAACTGGCTCGCACTCTGAGAGTGATCGGCACCGTCACGACGCCATATCGGCCCACGAGCCTCTTGGTGCCACCCCTGTACGAATCGCTCTCGCTTCGGAAGGTGTCTCCGACCTTTTTGGCACCCCAGAAGGATGCCTCCTCAGAGCCCTTGGAGTAGGCAAACGTCGCCTCAGCCTTCCACGTCCCGTTGGCCGCCTTCGCGATAGCCTTGCCAAGTTCAGGGAGTAGCGCCGGCTTCGCATCCCGACCGAGGTAGTATTCCTCACGCCCGTCAGTCCCGCCTTCCGCTGAGACAAACTTTGCCTTCTGGACGTCGAGATCGTCGGTGTCAACATGGCTCCTGGTGTCAGTCCTGGGGTCGTAGATCCACTTCTTACCCTTGGAGGCGCCCTCAAGGACCTTCCATATCGCGACCCACCGAGCGTTGTATTGGGAATCAGTCGCGCTACTGACGATGGCCTCCTTTGTGTTTTCAAGAGCCATCTGCATCGTCTTCATTGAGACACCAGGAATTTTGACCAACTTGCCCATGCTCAACCCCTCTCGAAGAACCCCATGCCACGCTTGTGCTCACGATTCGCCGCGAACTCGAGAAGCTCCACGGGATCAGCCGGCGGGCGATTGTGAGTCGCCTCGAACATCTCCTCGGCGCTCTCCTTGATAGCGATGCCAACCATTTGCTCGAGGTCTTCCGGGGTCGCCTTCTTGCGCTTCGACTTCGACTTCGGCGTGCGCTTCGGAGCCGCCTTGCGCTTCGCGGGAGCTTTCTTCTTCTTGGCCTTCGATGGCTTGTAGCGCGACATCGAAATGTCACCTACGGCCTTCGCCCGAATGTTCATCCGCTTGACGATGCCCTCGAGCATCCCGAAGAACTTGTAGACGCCCCCTCTGAACTTGAGGAAGTCCTGCACGAGTGCCGCGACCTCACCACGAACCGTGTCGTAGGCAGGGGCTTTCTTCGCCGCCAGCTTGCGGATCTCTTTGAGGAAGAATGCTCCATCGTTGGCAGTGCCATTGATGACGCCTTGGAGCCCATTGTACAGCCGCGTGATGTCGGCCTCGAGTTGGTCAGGGGTCATCCCCTTCGGGTCGACCTTCACTGACCCTTTGCGCGAGGCACCCTTCGCACCACGCAACGGGATGTCGACCTTCTTGGCGATCTTCTCGAACATGCTGCGTGACTTGGTGAAATTGCCATAGAGCAACCCCATCTGACGCTCATGAGCTCGGATCGCATTAGCCATCGCAAGCACGCCGTAGTCCGACTTTTCAGCCGCCGTCTTGATCTTGTTTGCGGAGTCCATGATTTTGTCCATGGAACGCACAAACGTCTCGAGCGATGGCAGCATCAAGCGAGTGTCATCGAGGATACTCTCGACCTCTACTGTAGCCTCACCGATAACGTCGCCTACGAATCCCTGAAGCTCCTCGTGAAGCTCACCCATTCAGCACCTCCGTCAAACCGAAGGTATCACGTCGAAGCGAGTGCCTCCAACTTGTGAGCCAGCACCGTAAGCTCAGCCCGAAGTTGAGGAACGGGGATCGCCCGCAAGCTACTGACGCTGAGCCCCTTGGGGATTGAATTCTCTTTGAACTCGAGTTTTTCCTTGCCCTTGGCGTCGATGAGAGTCGGCTTTTTGAGCTCTTTCTCCCACACCAAGAGGTCACGACGAATGTTCTCGATTTCGCGAATCATCATCTCTCTGCTGACTTCCATGACTCCTACTCCTTCTCTTCCTCGCCCCCGGAGAGGCGCTTCGCGTTGTCCTTGCCGTAGACGATAGACCCCTTAGCCTCGTCAACGACGACGAGCGTGAGACCCGTGTTAGCCTCAAATGCACTCAACCACTCGCCATTCATAATGCTCGGGTGCTTTGAGTACCCCCCACAGAAGTGCAGGGAAATAAGAGCGAGAAGGTTGCCAGGATGCGTGGAGCGCCCCTCCGTCGACTCCTCAGCGCAACGTAACGCCTCAGTGACCACGTCATCCCACTCTGGCGGGATATCAAAGGTGCGCCTCCTCCACTTCTTGCTCTCTGCGACCTCACCCTTCATGTCTTCGACCGATGGGGGCTTGACCCCCTGACTGTCGGCCCCGTCACCGCTCTTGCGATTCGGGGTAAGGTTCATCGTCTTTTTGGTCTTGAGGGTCACTTCGTCGTCTTCGCTATCTTCGTCGTCTTCGACTCCATCGAGCACCTGCTCAATCATCCCATCGACGCCTTTGCTCACGTCGAGCCCGTCCTCTGCTTCACTGGGTTCGTCGGTGCCCTCTGGGGTCTCCTTGGGGAGCGCTGAAACTTCACCCACACCTACGACCTGAAGCCCGTCAGGCATGGATACACGGGCACTCTTGCCAGCAGCTTTCAATGCCGCTCGTCGAGCATGGAGAAGCTCTGTCACGGTGCCGTTCTCAGCGATGGAAAACCACTCCTCGCAGTTGTTAGGGTCCATCACCTTGACGAGTTCCTTCGCCTTCGACCACCCCAGTTTCTTGACGCGCTCGTACATCTCAGGATGCGAGCCATGGACCTCGCCAAACCACCATTCGACTTGCGCGAGGTACTTTGCTTTCCGCTCTTTGAACAGGAGCTCGCCCTCGACGTAATCCTTGAAACTCTTGTAACCGGGACCAATGAGCATGAAGAGCCGCCGATGACTGACATCGTAGAGACACCGTGCGATATCGAAATTCAGATCCTCATGTCGCCGTCGAAGCTCCAAAAGCTCGAGGTGAACTCTGTTGGCCTCTGTCTCGTCGACAGTCAGAACCTTCAAATCGTCTGGTGCCCCTGAGACAGCAACAAGGTTGGTCTCCATGGTTGCTTCTGGCTCTTTCACGCCGCGTTTCTTAGCTGGTTGCGCCATCGTTCCGCTCCTTGACGAGACAGTCATACAGGTATCGCGCCACTACATAGGCGTCTGCTTCGTGATCTGTTTCCACGTTGAGGTCGAGACGCTTGCACACCTCGACGATGTCTTCTTTTTTCGGTCGGCCATACCCAAAGAAATGCTTGCGTGCCGTACTCATCTGAACTTCTTTGGTCACCACACGACATGCGAGCCACAGTTGCGTTTTCACCACACCCGCAGCTTGACCAATTTGATGAGCTTGGAATTTTGCGTCAAAAGCGAACCCCTCGACACCGATAGCCTTCACCTGAAACACCTTCGCCATCCCAACAACTTCATTGGCGATGTTGAGCAAGCGCTCGATGTGATCGGCCTCATCTATCGGGGCGTCGATATCCGTGCGCCTCCTCAGATGGAAGACAAGGGTCTTTCGACGGAGGATGTGCCCCTCCTCAGTGAGAACGACCAATCCCGTATTCCGCAAGGCGAGATCAATGCCCAAGACCCTGTGCGGAAGCCTAGAGGGCTGCGCACTCGCAAGGACCCCACGGGCGACGCCCTCCATGTGGACAAGGCGGGATGCTGGGTTCGTCTTTTTTGATTTCTTGGCGGATGGCACGGAGACTCTCCTTCTCTTGAGAAATCATCTTCTCGTCAACGTCGACTGGCTTCTCCAAGAAAGCCTTGCTCACGTTCTCTTCGTCCCGCGCCACATACAAAATGCGCCCCTTTTTCAGACCCATCATGTCTGCGTACCAAGTCACCTGCTTGACGTGCTCGAGATACGGACCTCGCCGCCTCAGTGTCGCAAGTGCCTTCTTCGACGTGCCCTTGATATCCATGACCTCGAGCACCCCTGTCTCTGGGGGGCGGATGATGCCGTCAACGTAGCCACTGACGCGCAATCCAAGGTCATAGACCATCGGCTCGACAAACGTGAATCCATGACGCCAGCGTCGCTTCATGCCGCACTGTTCACAGACCATCGGCATAGGGATCGCCGACTTCAGAGTGACCTTGTCGACGACTTCGCCACCACCGTGCCCATCCATAACCACGGTGTCGTCGTCGATGTCGATGCCGTGGATGTGACTACAGTCGTCACACTTCCAACCACCAAGCACCATGCCCGCGCGACCAAACCAAAAATTCTGTAGCAACTCGTGGAGGAATGTCCCCCGATCCATCGTCCAGCGCTGTTGCAGCGTTTCGTGACGAATGAGCGGAACCCCCATCTTTCCAGCGAGTACAAATGCCTTGGGGCACAACGACGAAACGGTCGATGGCCCAAGCCACATATCGTGAGTGACGCGAGTCTCTTTGGTCTTGGGCACCTTGCTGAAGAGGTGCGGGATGATCGCCCATGGGTCGCCGCTCTCGACAGCATCGATCTGCGTTCCAACAACCTCTTGCTGACCCAAAATCTCTTTAGATGCTTTGTAAATATCGCCGATCATCTCCTCAATCTCCTTCTCGGCCTCTGTTCTTTGGTGGGGGCTTGATGATGCCCCGCTCACGGAGCTTTTCGTTGATGGTGCCTAGTGCCTCCTCCGTGTTCATCTGATAGATCGACTCGCCGACTGAAGGTGGCGTATACACTGGATGAGACGGTCGACAGAGCATCCAGGGCTCTTTTGAGGCAAGAATTCCACGAATGCGTCTACTCTCATATATCAATAGCCATGTGTCAAGTGCTCGCCATGCAATAGTTTGCACTGGGGGCGCAATATTCGAGCAAGCGAGATCAAGAGTATTGCGCTGTAAGACGTCCATCGGCTTCGAGACGTCATCCTCTTTGAGCCAGTTGAGAAGCCGCTTGATGAGCTTGTCGACCTTCCCCCACGTCGGGTCATTCAAGTCGTCATTCGGTGGCACTGGTTTCATGTGGGCGATCTTGTCCAGCGCTGACCCGAGCTCACTCTTGAATCCAGCCTTATCCATCACTCCTCCATGTCAGGGCACTCTTGCCCCACACACGACAGAAGTCTTCTGAAGGCCGACAGCGGGATCGCCACCCAATCGGCCTCTGCTGCGACCTCGACGCGCCCACGGGTTCGTTGCTCGCTCTGTAGCGTGCGCATCACCTCATCATCGAATTGGATCGCAAGGAGAGGTGTCTTGAAGTCACCCGCCTCACTGGTGACCTTGTTGAGCCACCGCGCTTTGAGCCCGAGAGAGCGCTTGGTGGTTCGCTTGCACTCGACAAGGAAATCGAAGAGCTCCCCCTCGATATCCACGTCTCCCTTGTCATGCTCGAGTGCCCCAGAGGCAAGCGTAGCTCGACCACCAAGAGCCTTCGCTGTGCGTTGCTCGTGTGCCTTCGGCTTGGTGTGCTGCGCTCGACGTCGCTGGGCATCGTCGCGCAAAAGGAAGCTCTTGACTTCACGCTTCACCCGCGCCCCCGAACCACACGTTCAAAGATGACCTGACGCACCGCCTCGTGAATCTCCGGATCACTGACGAGAGCATTCTTGAGCGCCGTTTGTGTCTTGTAGGTGACGCCCGCGAACTCGTAGCCCTTCGGCACCTTCTCGACCATCCCCCAGAAGTTCACAGTCTTGAAGAGGTCAGCGGCCTCGAGCACGTCACCCGTCTTGTGCGTCTCCCCCTTCTCAGGGTCCCCATCACGAAGGGCGTGGACATAGGAACCCTTAGCCTTCTTCATCGTAGGACCCT